TCCCTCGGGGCAAGCCCGGGCCCAAGGGTCCTCGTGGGCCGGAGATTCGCATTCCGCAGCCGCAGTTCAAGGCGCGGGTGCAGCGCGAGGCCAACAGCGTCGCGCGCACGACGCTCGGGATGTCGCTGGAAGAGGCGAAGGTGATCATCGAGGCGGCCAAGTCCGGCAAGAGCCCACAGGGGGACACGGCTTCGGCTCCGCAGGTGAACGCGGCGCTCGTGAAGCTGGAGCAGGAGAACGCGAAGCTCCGGCAGAAGGCCGACGCCGAAGCGCGTCGTGCGACGGTCTGGGAGTCGAAGCACAAGAAGGACACGACCCGGCTGAAGGACCGGCAGGTCGAGATGGAACTGCGCGTGAAGGCGGCGCAGGCCGGCGTGCAGGACCCCGATTACGCGATCCACCTGTTCGCGAAGGCGGCATCGGCGGGGGCGACGACGGACCCTGACGCCTTCTTCGGGGGCCTCAAGGGGACACACGTCTACCTGTTCGCCGCTTCGCCGGTCGCAGCGCCCCCGCGCGCGGTGGATGTTCCTGTGACCACCGCGCCTCCCGAGAGCCGTGCTCCCGGGGAGGAGACTCCCTCGCCAGCAGCGACGGGAGCGGCGACGCCGAATGCGGACACGGACAAGATGAGTCCGCAGGATTTCGCGCGTCATGCGCGAACCACTTACGGCTTCGTGCCCGGGGCGTAACCGTCCGCCCTGGGAACAACAGATGACAACCTTGACGACGGTGTGATAGAACCCTCCCAGGAGAACACGCGATGGCGAATTTCCCAGACTCCTCACTTCCGGTGGCCTTCAACGCGAGCGTCGTCGCGTCGATTCAGGACCGCACGCTTCAGCGTGTGTTCCGCGACGCGCTCTACCCGCGACTCCTCTACCGGATGGAGGCGCTCGCGGAACTGTGGCCGGTCAACCTCGGCGCGAACCAGACGTTCACGCGCACCGGGCTGATCCGTCCGACCACCCGGCCGCTCGCGCCCGGCGTCGAGCCTCTCCCCAAGACGTTCGTCATCGAGCAGTGGGAAGCGACCGCGCAGCAGTGGGCCGACACCATCGACACCCACATGCCCACCAGCTACGTCACGCTGGCGTCGCAGTACCTCCGCAACATGCACCAGTTGGGGCTGCACTCCGGCCAGTCCCTCAACCGGGTCACCCGCGACAAGCTGTTCAACGCCTACGTCGCCGGCAACACCGTCGTCAAGGCGGGCGGCGTCGGCGCAGGCGTCAGCGTCCCCGTCGTGAACCTGGACGGCTTCACCCGTCGTCTGTTCAACGGTCGTCCGACCCCGGTGTCGGTGGCGAACCCCATCCCGATCACCATCCCGGCCATCGGCTACGTCGGCGTGGTCACCGGCTTCGTCTCGGACTTCCCCGGTGACGAGATCCACGGCGGAACCCTGACCGTCGCTCCGGCCACGGCGGCTGTGCTCGCCGGTCGCGAGGCCGTGCTGGCCGACAACCGCACCCGTCTGATCTACTCGGGCGGCGGCAACCGCGTCGACGACATCAGCGCGGTCGACCAGTTCCGGCTGGCCGACATCCGGGCGGCCCAAGCGCAGCTTCGTTTCGACAACGTCCCCCCGCACGAGGACGGCAGCTATCACTGCCACCTCGACCCGATCTCCGAGTCGCAAATCTTCGGCGACAACGAGTTCCAGCGGCTCAACCAGTCGATCCCCGATTACATCCACTACCGGCGGTTCGCCGCGGCGTTCCTGCTGAACACCACGTTCTACCGGAACACCGAGGCCCCGACCGTCGCGACCGTGGACGAGGATCCGGCCACCGGCTTCACCACCGGCTTCGAGATGACGAACCCGGCTGGCGTCGCCATCCACCGTCCGATCATCACCGGCCAGGGAGCCCAGGAGGAGAAGTACCTCGACGAGTCGCGGTACATCTCCGAGGCCGGCATCCAGGGCAAGATCGGGGAGTTCGCCGTCGTCAACGGCGGTGTCCAGGTGATGACCGAGCGCATCCGGCTCATCCTCCGCGCGCCGCTGGACCGCCTCCAGCAGCAGACCAGCGCCTCGTGGAGCTTCTCCGGTGACTGGACCGTCCCCTCGGACGCAACGGCGCTGTCGAGCCCCGCGACCTTCAAGCGCGCGGTCTGTATCATTCACGGAGAATAATACTGCGCGCTTGAATTAAGCGCGTCCCCGAGCTACCTCTCGGGGCTGTGAACGAGCAGTCGAAGAAGTGCCCCCGGTGCGGCGAAACCAAGCCCATCGCGGGGCACTTTTACGTGGGGAAGAGCGGGCCCGCGGGCTACTGCATCGTCTGCACGAAGGCGAAGGCAGTCGAGTGGCAGAAGCGGGGTCTTGACACCGCCGCCATCTTGGTGAAGGCTGCACTGTAGATGGCGCGCGTCCGCAGCCTCCACAAGTTCCGATCCCCTTCGGGGGTTTCGGGCTCCATCACTTATGGTGTTGGAGCGTTGAGTCGGTCTTGCACCGGCTCTGTTCCCCTTGAACAACGCAACGGTCTTCGGACCTACCTGCTGCGTTCTATGGGGGTGGGGGGTTCGTGATGAGATCCCGCGTCCGCGCCGCGTAAAGCGCGTGGCTGTGACGGCTTCGGCCTGACCAGCACTTCTCGCTCACTACTCCCCCCATTTTTTCGAGGGCACCACCGAATGAAGTCCCCCAGCATCATCCTCGGCACCATCGACGGCGGAAAGGCCATCCCGAAAGTTCGGGACGCGCAGCCTGCGTCTGTCGTCCGCGTCGAGCGATTCTATGCTGTCGAGCGGACTAGTCAGGTGCCCCGCGGAGCGTCGCACTACACGCTCCCGGCCGGGAAGGTCATCTCCTCCCGGGGCTACGACATCGAGGAGTTACTCCGGTTGGGCGTTCCGCTGAAGGAAACGTCCGTCGAGGTGACCCCGGTGCGCGCGCGGGTCAGTTCCGTCGCGTAGGTTCGTTCATGCCGAACGCCGTTCTCGGGGAAGAAGAGAAGCACCGCATCCGGCACCATACCGGGTACACGATGTTGGACCCGGTGCCGAGCATCCAGTTGGGCGTTCGTGCGCTGGGGCAGCCGCAGTTCCTCCTGGAGCTTGCGATGAACCGCATCCCCGACACCGCGGTCGGGCAGATCCGACGTTACGTCGCCATCCTCGACCAGATCGAGGACACGCTCGTCGACGCGCAGTCGCGCATGGCGGCGGAGAAGCTCGGCGAGATCACCCTTCGGGCCGACGAGGCGGACGCCCTGGAGCGCGAGTATTCTCGCTGGGCGAAGAGGCTGGCCGACGACCTTGGTGTCCCCCTCAACGTGTTCTCGGAGCGATTTCGTGCTGGCGGCGGGATGTCGATCTCGGCGACTGTCTCTCACTAGACCCTCTGGCCCGGCGCTGATAGAGTCCCCGGCAGAAACCCCCAAGGAGCTTTCCCCCCATGAGCAACGGCAACGTCATCGTCGAAGACCTCGGAAACGGCAACGCCCGCGAGACGGCGTTCAACGCGCCGGCCATCGAGACGGTCAACGCCCGTCTGGAGCAGGTTGGCCCGTTCCGTCAGGACAACCCCGGGGCCGCACAGGCGGCCACTGCGCTCACGCTGATGGCGACGGACGCCAGCGCCCCCATCGAGATCATCGCGTCGCGAGCCGGCACCATCGTCGGTGTCGTGGCGCGCAGCAACGCGGACCTTTCTGCCGGCACCGCCACCTTCACGGCGAGCATCGCCGGGGCGCTGGTCGGAACCGCAGCCGTTCTGTCGGACCTCGTGCAGCAGGCCATCTCGGAGTTCGCCCCGGTGGATTTCGTGGCCGGCGCTCGCCTGGGCATCAAGCTCGCCACCAGCGCAGGCTACCTGCCGATCACGGCCGACCAGTCCGCCTGGCTGATGATCCGCTGGGGCGTCTGAACAACCCCCCTCGTGGGGGTGATAGACTAGGGGCATGGCGAGGGATCGCACTGATTCGGGCACGCCCACCGCTGAACTGCCGGAGCAGCGGGGGCAGGTCCGTTCCTTGCGGGACGGTGAGTATGCGAAGACGCTCATCCCGAAACTCGTTCCCGTCGTCGACCGCATCCGGCAACTGAGCACGAACTTCGGGCTCATGCCCTACCGGGTGTTCCTCGTTCACCTGTCTTGGGGAGGGATGCGTGTTGGCGAGGGGCAGCCCTACGAGATCGGGCGTGTCGAGATTCTCCCGACGCCGGAAGTGGGGGACCTCAACGCCACGTCCGAGGTGCTGCGTCCGCTGGGGCTCTCGGAGGAGGGCTCGTTGTCCATCTCGCAGATCAGCGCGAAGTACACCGAAGACGACCTCATGGGGCGGACCCCCGATTTGACGAACCCGGCGCTTCCGAGCACCACCAGCCGAAATACCGAGTTCTTCTACGAGGTGGTCGAGAGCCGGCCGTCGAGCCCGCGTTCGACGCGGAGACGGTACGTGCCCTCGTCAGTGCCGGCGCTGTCGCGAGATGGTTTCCAGTGGCGCGTGACCCTCACGAAGCAGGACTACAACCGTGTCCGCGAGGGAAGCCTGGGGCTCGTCTGATGGACTTCAGCGTGTCGCTCCAGAACTTCGCGAAAAGCCTGGAGGCATGGGCTGGAGGCGACAACTTCAAGGAGCGTGCGTACAAGGGGCTGGTGCTGACGACGCGACTACACGCGCCGCGGGTTCTACAAGAGGAAATCTCGCGAGCGTCGCCTGTTCCTGTCGACCGAGGGACGTACCGACGGTCGTGGCAGGTCATCGAAAATCGCCCCGCGTTGTCGGTGAGTTTGGTCAACGCGACGTCTTACGCGGCGGTCATCGAGTTGGGACGACGAGCCGGCGCGGCGATGCCCCCGCTGGACGCCATTGCGGGTTGGGTGCGAAGAAAGCACCTCGCGCGGGGCAAGAAGGAGATCAACGACGTTGCGTTCGCCGTCGCGCGGGCGATCTCCCGACGGGGGCTCCCGGGGCATTTCATCCTGAACAAGACGCTGAAGAAGCTGGTTCCGATCATCCAGCGGGGCATCGTCGACGCGCTTGGGAGGCCCTAGTGGTCCGCGCTCAGTACAGCCGGACGGCAACGCGGGACGTGCGCTCGGCGATGGCGCTCGCCCTGTCGCGTCACCTGGCGACGCTTCAGTTCACCGGGCCGACCGGGGGCTTCTTCCCGTTCTCCCAGGTCTTCGACGAGTGGCCAACCTTCGGGGACAAGTTCATCCCGCCGGCAGCTTGCGTCACGCCGACGCCCTGGCGGTACGACGAGGCCCGGATGGTCCCGCGTCTCCTGACGGAGACTTGGGAGCCCTCGGTCGAGGACGTGCTCACGGGGTTTCGCACAGGGACCGCCGGCTTCGGGCTCTACGTCACGGCTGACATCGACGCAAGCTGGGACGTCACCATTCGATGTGTGAACGCCGCGCAGCGGGAGGCGGTGATTCAGGGCATGGAGACTTCGTTCGTCCCCCTGGACGGTGACCTGTTCAGGAACATCTCCCGGTACGGGGTACTTCTCCCCCTCCCCGAGTACTACGGGATGCAGGCGAGGTTTGCCTTGCAGGGCGCCCGCGTGGTAGACGATGAGGAGCGCGCGATGCGGAATCATCGGGAGGCAGTTCTCACGTTCACCGGTCAGACCCGGCAGGTCGTTGTTGGCCCCGTCCGACCTCTCAACATCACGATCCGGCAACTCGACTGCTGATGAGGAGCTAGCTCATGCCCTTGGTTCTTCGTTCCAGTACCGACCTCCCCCTGCGAACCTTGCAGGAGGTCGAGCAGATCGTCGTCATCGACAAGACCGGCCCTGGAGTCGCCCTCGGGGTGGGCACCGGTCGGGCGCTCATCGTGGGTGAGTTCCTGAAGGGGACGTTCATCCCCACGCAGGTCGTCTCCGACGCCGACTTCACCAACCAGTTCGGCAGCGTCTCGGACGTACTGTCGCAGGCGGCCAACGGGACGCAGAACGGCTCGGGGCTGCGGTACGAGGGCAACGGCGCCATCGCGCTGAAGAACAAGAGGTTCCAGGAACTCGTCATTCAGCGGGTCGACACCGAGGCGACGGACACCGATGCGGGGGCCACCAAGGCCACCATCGACATCACGGTCGCAGGCACGCCGACGCCGACCGACATCGACCTCGTGATCCCGGCAGGTACCCGCTTCGCCGACGCCGCCATCGGGGTCGCGACGAAGGTGGTCGCGCTCTCGCAGGACGTGACCATCCCCAAGGGCACGGCGCTGCCCGTGGTGCTGCCGGTGCGCGTCTTCTTCGTGAAGGGCATCTCGGCGGTCATCGCGGAGATCGACACCGTGATCGAACCGGTCATCCCCGGGGCACCTCCGACGACCACGATCACCGTGGTCAACAACGCGACCGCGCTGTTCCCGGGTGCGTCCGTGGCGGCGCTCGCGACGCTGGAGGAGAAGATCGAGAGCCAGTACCTCGCGGCCATCAACAAGACCCTCCCGGGCCAGGAGCCACAGGAGGGCGTGACGATCATCTGGTCGGCGCGGCGAGGTGCGACGGCATCCGTCATCCGAACCCCGCTCGTCAACAACGCCGATGACGCGGCTCGTTATGGACGAGGGCGCGTTGCGCTGGTGTCGGGCCCCCGCGTGGGCACCGCCGTCGGCGACTCAGCCACCGCGGCAGCGGCAAAGACCGCGGTGGACACGGTGACGACGGTGGAGTCGCCGGGGCGTGAGGATCGCAAGATCGTCAACTTCCCCTACGTCAAGCAGTTCGTCGACGAACTGGGCAAGAACGTCACGCTGGCGCCGGATAGCTTCATGGCGTCCACGCTGTCCAACTTCGCCGCCGAACTGAACCCCGGCGCGCGCAACGTCTACATCCAGCAGATCCAGGAGTTCGAAGACGCCTTCCAGGCGTCCTCGCTCGTGCGCGCGGACTACGTGAACTTCAAGGCCAACGGTGTCGCGGCGCTGCGTCTCGACCGCTCGGTGGGCTGGCAGTTCCAGTCGGGTGTCACCTCGGTCAACCCGGCAATCGATCCGACTCGCGCCCCGATCAAGCGTCGTCGCATGGCCGACGAGATCCAGGACAGTCTGGTCGACATCGCGGCCAAGTACAGCAAGGGGCCCGCAACGGCAGAGGCCATCGACTCCTTCACCGGCGAGGTCAGCGGCTACCTGACCGGGCTGCTGTCCCCCAACAACCCGGCAAGGCAGCGCATCGACGACTTCACCATCGACGCGAAGGGGGGCAACACCCCCGAACTTGTCGCCATCGGCATCTTCACGATGATCGTGAAGGTGCGTCTGCTGGCGAGCATGGACACCATCGTCTATCAGACCCAGATCGGCGAGACGGTCACCCCGTAGCGACTGAAGGAGCCGGATCATGGCCGAAACTCTGCGACTCCGAGGGCAAGAAGTCTCCCTGCGCATCACGCGGGGGGGCGTCTTGCAGGCGACCATCACCGCGATCAAGAGCTTCTCCCTGGAAGTCTCGACGCGCATCCTCACCGACCAGTTCCTCGGGGAGACGACGATCCGCAAGGACGACATCTACGACGGCGTTCGCGGGGCGATGGTGATTCAGCCCGAGGGGCAGGACCTCCTGATCCTCCAGAACGCCATCAAGGAGCGGGCGCAGCGACGGACCGCGTTCGCCGTCTCTCAGGTCAACATCACGGCGCGTCTCCAGTTCCCCAACGGGCAGACGCCGCTCCTGGTGGTCACCGACGCGAAGTTCGGCCCGATGCCCCTCAACATCGGGGCGCGGGACGCTTACGTTGATCTGAACCTCTCCTACGAGGCGGACGACTACCAACTCGTATCGGCTTGATCCGAGGGGGATATGAGGACAGGATGTCCTCATGTCCATCATCGCGAACCCCACCGCCCCGCTGTCCCTCGTTTCGACTCGGCCTCGGTTCACCTACGATGTCCCGGAGGCCGCACGGCTGTTCTCCACGGACCCGAAGGAGATCACCTTCGAACCCCTGACGCTCGGTCAGGAGAAGCAGGCGCTCCAGGCGTCGAGCACCGCAGGCGCCCTCGGCTACGAACTGGCGAAGCACGCACTCGTTGCGGCCGACGGCAAGCCGATCACCTGGGAGAACGCTGGCAAGGACAAGTTCCTGGAGGAGTTGTCTCCTCCCTGCCGGCAGCTTGTGTTGCACGCCTACGACGACATCCACAACCCGTCGATGACCGTGAAGGAGGCTTTTCTCAAGGGTCGTCGCACGGCGGTCTGACCGACGTCATCGACGACCCTATCGAGAGACGCAAGCACTTGCGGTGGGTTCAAGTCGCGTACCTGGGGCGGTACGCGCATCAGCCCTACGCGGGGCTGTTGGACATGCTGCTGACGGACTTCCTGGAGTTGTACGTCGCTACCAGTGAGATCGTTCGCCGTGAGAGTGTTGCCACCCGCGAGGACTGAGGCATGGCTGACAACATCGACATCCACGGGACAATCTCGCTGGAGGACAAGGCCAGCGGGGCGCTCCACAGCGTTCAGCACGCGGCCCAGGGCGCGGGCCACTCCGCGCACGGTCTTGGGGAGCGGCTGGCGCACGTCAAGGAGCACAGCCTGGCGCTGGCGGCGTCTGTCGTGGGCGTGGGTTTCGGGTTGCACGAGATGGCGCACCTGGCGCTCCATGCGAACAAGCAACTCGACGACATGCAGGATCACATCACGGGTGCGTACTTCGCCATGCTCAAGTGGCCCGAAGGCGCGACTGCGATGCAGAAGTGGAGCGCGAGCGGCAAGCAGGCGAACGAAACCATCGAGTTGATCGAGCAGACCGCCTACGACTTCGCCCAGAGCGCCCCGGAGTTGGAGCAGTCCTGGAAAAGCATGGCTGCGGGGATGCTGACCGCCTCGGGGTCGACCGAGGAACTCAACCGGGCGTTCGTGGCGGCTGCGGGTGCGGCGGCGGCTCTTGGAACGAGCACGGCGGGGGCCGGGCAGCAGATGCAGATGATGGTGCGGACGGGCACGGTGATGCGGGGAGGGGGCGAGTTCGGGTCGTGGATGCGCGGCGTTATCGGGAACGTCAAGGAGTTCAAGCATCTGTCCGAGCACGCGCGTTTCGAGAAGCTGACGAACGCGATGGAGAAGCTCAAGCCCGCAGGGACCGCGGCGGCGCGGGGGTTCGATGAGTCGATCAAGCGTATCCAGATGAGCGTCGAGGAGGGGCTGCGCGATTTGACGAAGCCGCTGTTCGAACACCTGGGGCTGAAGTTAGAGGCGTGGGGGAAGAAGATCCGCGAGTTGCAGAAGTCGGGGCAGCTACATGAGTGGGCGGAGAAACTGGCGGGAGCCTTTCAGAAGATGGAGAAGGCGGGTGGTTTCCTGGTGGATCACTGGAAGGGGATCGCCGCGGTCGTCGCGGGCTCCAAGATCATGTCGGTGCTGGACTCCCTCAAGTCGATGTCGTCTGGGGTGGTCGGTGGGGCTCTCGGCGCCCTGACGGGGTTCAAGGGAGGGCTGGAAAAGGCCGGAGGCGCGGGCGATCTCCTCGGCACGTTGGGGAAGTTCAGCGGGGGGTTGTTGGTGGCGATTCCCGCCATCGTCGGGCTCACCGAGGCGCTGTCGAGTGCGGCGGTCGAAATCGCGGACTGGTTCGGGAAGAAGGTTGGGATGCGGGGCGCGAACATCGACCTGCTGTCGAGCACCCCGATGGAGGGCATGTTCAAGCGGGCGGGCCAGATCCTAAGTGGCGAGAAGCTACGCGCGAAGGGGAACGCCCGCGACGAAGGGGCCCTCGACGCGGGCATCTTAGAGCAGCGACGCATCGCGGAGGGGCTGCTGCGTGGAACCGGGATGCTTGAAGGCAAAGGTTTCTCACCAGCTTTCAACGACGCGATGCTGGCTCTGGACGAGAAGGTCGTTGCGCGCTACGCGAAGCTCTTGGGCCTGGACCCGCTCCATGCCACCGCGGGAACAGTGTCAGGTGTTTTCCAGGAGATCATGTACAAGGGTCTTCACGACCCACCACATGCGCGGAAGGACGCCACGGCGCCCGAGATCAAAGGAGCGGTGCCACCGGCCCCGCTTCTCACCGGGGACATCCACATCCACATGGACTTCAAGGACGCGGACCCTGACCGCGTGATGCTGGAGTTCAAGGCGGGTCTGGAGACGATCGTGGATCGCGCGCACCAGAGTTCGCGGACCTTCCATCACGGGTAGCACATGGCCGACGCAAGCTCACAGGCAACGCCGTTCACGATCATCATCCTTGACGGGGATGAGGCGGGGACGGTCATCGAGTTGGAGGGGCGGTCGTTGCCCTACCGCCCGCTCAAGTTCACTGGACGGCAGCGGGTGAAGACGACGTGGTACCCCGGCGCCCCCGTCGCTACTCAGCAGGTCATCGGGCCGACCGAGGAGCCCACGAGCATCAACGGTGTCTGGAAGGATCGCTACCTGGGGAACGGCGAGTCCGCGCGGTTGGTCAACGTCTTCGATCAGCTTCGCCGCGTCGGACGCTTGGTCGAGGTGCGCTGGGGCGGCGGGGTCATCACGACCACGAGCGCCGAGCGGTCGATCCTCAACGGGGTCGTCACTCAGCAGACCACGCAGGACATCGGCACCGCCATCGTTCGTCGGGGGATCATCACCAAGTCAGAGTTCACCTGGGACCGTCCGCAGGATGTCGCCTGGGAGTTGGAGTTCACCTGGCAGAGCCGGGGAGAGAAAATCTCTCCGCCGAACTTCTCGACCGGGGGGCTCAATCCTACCGACGACTTCGCGGCATTCGCGGCGTCTGCCCGGGACGCAGCTACGACGGTGCAGGATTTCGCGGACGGATTCCGCGCCAAGGCTTTTGGGGCCTTCAACGAGTTGGCGTTCGCCATCGAGGGACCCCTCATCGTGTTGTCCTCCGTGGGTGACGCACTCAACACGTCCACCCAGATCGTCCAGACCATCGCGCTCTTGCCCATCAACATCGCGAACAACGTCATCGGGCAGGTGTCTTCGGTGATCGAGGCAACCCAGCAGTTGTTGGATGCGTTCGAAACTTTCAACTACGAGAAGCTGGCGCCGGAGGAGAACCCCCTCACGCAACTCCAGGTGCTCGTTGACGTGACTCGGATCACGAGCGGGCTGTCCCGCACGCAGGAGCAGGCGGCGCAGACGCGGCAGACGTTGCTGACGCAGATCGTGCCCGTGGTGCTGGCCGAGGTGCAGGTGCCTGCCGGTGTCGACCTTCGGGACCTGGCGCTCCAGTATTACGGCAACCCTGATCTGTGGCCGCTCATCGCGAACTTCAACGGGCTGACGTCTTCGCGCGTGCCCAACCTGCCGAACGGCCCGAGCGACAACCCGGGGCTCCCCATCCGAGTTCCGAGGCAGACCGCCTCGCAGCTTGCCGCCTTCACCTGCTGACGCATGGCCACGGATCGTGTCACACGGCCCGCCGTCCTCATCAGGATGCAGATCCGGTTGGAGGACTTCACCGAGAGCGTCGACCCGCTGGTCGCCACCGAGGAAAACGCCTTCAAGGCGAAGCTCGCCGGGCTGCTCACGACGCAGGCGAAGTTGGACATCCAGTTGTCGGAGGAGCGAGCAGAATCCGCACGGGGCTTCTTCGCCGTGGACCCGGAGATCCTCCGCAAGTCGCGGGCGGTGGCGGTGGAGATTTCTCAACTCACGTACAAGTTGGCGGGGAAACGCTCCGAGCGAGGGGCGGCGTCGCTGGTCGTGCCACGGTCGTCATCGCAACTGACGGACCCCTACTCGGTAGAGGTGCTGTCCGTGCCGACGGACATGGCCCTGGAGATCAACAGCTTCCGTCTCGCGGACACGCTCAAGGCGTCCATGCCCTACAGGGACGCGCCGTTCGACAACCAGATCATCCGAGCGGCGCTCGTCGAGGTCTTCATGGGGGAGGTGCCGGCGGCGCAGTTCGCTTCGCCGGAAAGCTGGCAGCTTCCCATCGACCAGAGCACGCTCGTTTTCCGGGGCTTCGTTGACTCGTGGGACGACAGCCACGGTGAGGACGACACCGTGTCGTTTTCGGCGCGCAGCATGGAGTCGGTCCTCATCGACACCAAGGTACAACCTGCGGGCATCCCGAAGGCAGGAAAGCCTGGCGAGAAGATCACGACCTGGATCGACAAGTTCTTCCAGACCATCCCCGCTGTGAGCGGCGGAGTTGGCGGGGTCGCGCTCCATGCCGTGCTGGACCCGAACATGGACCCGGCCGAGGAGCCGATCATCGACCGGGCGCTCGTCAACCGGGCGCTTCAGACGGCCAAGAGCCAGAACGCGGCCACGCAGTCGCTTCCCGGGCAGCCGCCCATTCCAGACCAGGCTCCGGTCACTCCAGGGGCCACCACCCCCGGAAGCGAGGAGGGAACCGGAGACGCACGGGTGCCGGTGGCGTCGACCTCGGCAGGAGAGACGACCGCGTGGGACGTGGTTGTGGCGGTCTGCGAACTGGGCGGAGGGCTGCTGCCCACCTACGATCCGACCATCAACGCGAACGCCATCGTCTTGCGGCAACCGCAGACGACCTTCTCGGATGTCTCGGACGGGGTGAACTTTCCTGGGAGCCCTCTTGGGGACGACACGCAAGTCGGCGACGGCTTTTCGCGGGCCTTGAAAGACGCCGACGGGGACACCTTCAGAACGGCGGTGCGGTTCTTCGTCTGGGGCAACAACATCAAGACGATCAAGAAGTCGCGCAAGCTGGGGCGCATCAAGTCACCGACGGTCGAGGTCATCTGCAACGTCGAGGGGGCGTCGCCGAAGGAGCGCACGATCCGGGCGCGCTTCCCACCCACGAACTCCAAGCGCGCGACGCGCGTTGGCGAAAACGGCGCGGGGAAGCAGGAGGAGGTCGTCGTCCGAGTCGTCAAAGGAATCCGCAACAAGGCGCAGTTGGAGCAGGTCGCGGCCAGCCTCTACCACCAGATGAGCCGGCAGGAGACGGTGGTCACCATCGAGACGGACGACACGTCGAGCTACATCGATCACTCGACGACGCCATACCCCGAGAACAAGAACGACTTGTTCCGCATCCGTTCGGGCACTCCCGTTCGGGTGCTCGTCGCCAGTCAGTCAACCGACGTGTCGCAGGGGCTCGTCGTGAACCAGCTTTCGGAAATCTGGGGCAAGCGTGGGGACGCCTTGCGTGACTTCCTGGAGCGGCAGATCGACCGTTTCATCGACGTGCTTGGGTTCGAGGACATCGCTCGGATGCGTCGAACCTACAGCGCGATCTCGACGGCGTTCGAATCGGCACGGCTGTCGGACGTGTTCTACTGCCGTTCCGCCAGGCATCAGTGGAACATCGAGGATGGCTGGGCCGGGACCTTCGAACTGGTGAACTACATGCGCGTGCGCGGTGACCCGGCGAGCATGACGGCGGAAGCGCAGGCCATCAACAACGTGCGCAAGAAGCACAAGCCAGGGAAGGGCAAGAAGAAGCCTCTGCGCGAGGACACGAAGAAGGTTGTGGAGAACGCCGAGAAGGCGACGACGGCTGAGTAAACGATGTCACGACGGGCGAAGCTCCAGCGCAATACGAACCCGAGCCACACCTGGGACACCGGGAGGCTCGCGGCAGCGTTGCGGTCGCCAGGGATCGACACCCGGATGTGGGTATCCAACGCGACCGTCGCGGTCGTTGGCGATGACGGCGAGCCCGACTTCGAAGACCCGCACTCAGTCCACATCGGGCCGCAGGGCGTTTCGGTCGACGTGATCTTGGACCCGGGCGGGATGCCCATGACCTGCCGCTACAACGGGCTCGCTGGCGGGCAGGCCGGGAGTATCCAGTACCCGGTTCAGCCCGGCGACGAGGTGGTCGTGTTGATCCCGAGCGGCGAGATGGGCGGGGCTCCCATCGCGCTTCCGGCGTTCTCATCGGCCTGGGCACCGCTACCGTTGGGCCCCGACCGCAAGCCCCTGTTCAACAACGACCGCATCCACGTCTACGCGAAGAACGTCCCGATCGACATCAGGACGGCCGGCGGGGCGCGCATCCTGGTCAACCAGGACGGGACGGTCGAAGCCTCGGGAGAGCAGGTCACGCTGACGACCGACAAGGTGCGTCTTGGGGCAGCCAACGCGGTTGAGCAGCTTCTCAAAGGCACCACGTACCGCAGTGCCGAGTCGCAGATGAACATCGGCGTCGGTGGCTTGCAGGCAACCTACACCAGCATGGCGGCTCTTTGCGTGGGGCCCCTCGCGCCGTTGGCTGCGGGCTTCACCGCACTTGCGGCAGCGATTGGTGCGTTCGAGGCGCAGGCATCCTCCTTCCTGTCGGACGTGAGCAAGACGAAGTGAAGATGACGGTGCCCCCCTTCCCGCGCTATAAGAGACACATGGACCGGACCCCTCCCCAGGATGCCCGGCAGAGGGCGCACGCCTCGCCTGTGAGAGCCCTGGAAGCCGTGGGGGTGCTGTAGTGGCCGGCTTCGGCGGGGCTGGAGGAGGGCTGTTCGGGGACCCGTTCGGCACCGGGGGGCCCCTACACGTCACCGGGGCCAGGGCGGTCGCGGGGCAGGTGGTGCGCGTCGTCTACGACGAGGTGCCGATCTTCCACAGCGCAGCCGGGGCGAGCGACGCGCTAAACCCTGATAACTACTCGATTTCTGTCGTCTCTGGCCAGGCCACGGCTCCGGTGCCGGTGGGTGTGGGGCCCCTTCTCGTGGTCGGCCCGGTGGCCGGAGTGCCCGCGGGGGACTTCCGAGCGGTGGACCTACACGTCGACCGCGCCTTCGTCTTTGGGATCACCTACCGCGTCTCGGTCATCCGAGTGGCCGCCGCCGCTGGAGGGGCTCTCGGGGCTCCCACGACGGCGGACTTTGCCGGCGTCGTGCAGGTTCACGTCACGCGGCCTCCGGCGAAACGCCTCGACAACACCGACTTCGCGAACGACCCGTTCGTGGGCAAGTTCGTTGTGGATGACTCCGGCGACATCGCCATCCAAGCGGGGTTGGCCGCCGTCCGCAAGCGCATCCTGCGCAGGCTGGTCACCCCGCGCAACGCATTCGCCTTCTTGCCGGGCTACGGGGTGGGGCTGCGTCTGAAGGACCTCTACGCGGTTCGGCAGATCCAGAGCTTGAAGACCGACGTGCTCGCGCAGGTGGGGCAGGAGCCCGAGGTGACGGCTGTCTCGGTGTCGGTGTCCCTGGACGCCACCGGGTTCATCGCCCTCGACATCAAGGCGCAGACGCGCAGCGGGGTTGTCCCGGTGTCGCTCTCGGGGAACGCTGCATGATAAGGTTCCCCCGTCGTGTCTGATCTCCCGCTCCGCAACGAGCTTTTTCAGGCGGGTCGTCGTGCCCTGGTGACGACGCCGAACCAGCGGATCAATCCGGTGGTCGTGGACGTCCCGGGCAGCGACGCGAATCTGATCGTCGGGGCGTCGTCGCTCATGGGCGAAGAAGTCATCGCGGTCATCGCCAACTGTTTCCAGGGGCTTTTCGTCGACACCGCCATCGGACCGCAACTCGATCGCGTGGCGTTCGACCGTTACGGCCTGACGCGCTTCTCGGCCATCCCGGCCACGGTCGACCTCGTGTTGTCGCGGCCGGCTCCCGGCGCGGCCGGAATCTACCCGCAGGGTGGTGTGGTGCAGACGCCGGGCGGGACGCGCTTCGCGACTGACAGTGAAGCGGTCTTCGCCCCGGCGGATCTCTCGAAGACGGTGTCCGCGACGGCGCTGGTCACAGGCCCCGAGGGCAACGTCTCGGACAACACCGTCACCGCGTTCTCGGATGCTCCGTTCGACGTAACGATGTCGGTCACGAATCCGTCGGGGGCGGCCGGGGGGAGCGATGTCGAGACGGATGCGCAGTTCCGGGGACGCATCCGGGACTTCTTCCCCACCGTGCGGCGCGGAACGATGGGGGCCATCGAGTTCGGTGCTCGACAGGTGCCCGGCATCCGGGTGGCGAAGGGCTACGAGATCGACAACATCTGCTCCGAAGGGGGCGCCGACGTGTTCCTTCCCGCGTGCGAGGTGGATCTCGTCGTGGCCGATGTCAACGGTCGCGCGTCGTCGTCGCTGTTGGAGCAGGTACGACGCATCCTGATCGACTTCCGGGCCGCCGGCATCCCCGTGCGCGTGCGCGGAGGGACGGTCGTCAACACGACGGTTCGCTGGTTCCTGACCTTCACCCTCGGGTTCGACACGCAGCGAGGTCGTGACCAGCTTCGCGCGGTGACCGTGGCTTCTGCGCAGGCGCTTCGTCCTGGCGAGACGCTCTACCGGTCGACGTTGATCGCCGCCGCCCGGCAGGTGCCTGGGGCGATCATCACGGACGCTTCGCTGGCTGACCCGCTGGTCGATATCGTGCCGGCCACGAACGACCAGATCATTCGCGTGCGACCGCAGGACGTTTCCTTCGCATAGGCGACATGCTCACCCGCGACCAACTCATCGGCGTTCTTCGTCGGACGACGGACGTGGACGGTTGGCTGACGCCGCTGCTCGCCGACCCGTCCAGCGAAGCCGTGCTCAACGCGATGGCGGCGGTGTGGACGCAGGTGTCCCTGTCCAGCGACGCCATCGGCAACGCAGGGATGATCACCCTGGCTCCGGGCGGGAACGCAGCGAACGCGGTCATCACGTTGTCGCGGCCTGCGCCGGGTCCCGCGGGAACGCTCCCCGTGGGCTTCCGTTGGAAGAACGCCAGGGGGTCGGTGTTCATCAACCAGGCACCGGTGGTCATCCTGGCAGGGACGCTGACCATCACCGCGAGCGTGAACTCGCTGTTCAAGAGCGACCTGGCGAACACCATCATCGACGAGGTGTTCGTCCCGGACACCGAGAACGCGGCGGCTCCGCTGGCGCTCGCCTTAGGCTTCACCTACACCTCGACCCCATCCGTCGGCGGGGCGTTGGACTGGCTCTCGGCGCACGGGAGCGAGCGCGGGCAGCAGCGGCAGTTCGGAGAGCCGACGGCTGACTACCGGCAGCGCGTGCGCAACATCCCCGACTCGGTGAGCCCGAGTGCCATCGTGAACTCCGTGCAGGGCGTGGCGAATCAGCGGGGCCTCCCTATCCCCATCGTCAAGGAACCCGAGTTCTGGTCGCCGGAGCAGAGCGTCACCAACGCGACGAACGCGACCCCCATCGTTGTCACCACGCTGGCGTCGCACGGCTACGCGACCAATGAGACGGTGGAGGTCTTCGGGGTGTTGGGCAACCTGGCGGCGAACGGAATCTGGCAGGTGGACGTCCTCACCGACACCACGTTCCAGCTTCGGGGGTCCGTCGGGAGCGGGGCCTACGTCGCCTCCCCGACTGACTTCGTGGTGGGGAAGTACCTCGGCCTGGGGGCGTTCACCACGAGCTTCTGTGACGACGCTTTCTGTGACGACGCCTCGACCTACATCGTCGGTCGACGTGAGGCGTGCGCCTACTTCCTGGTCGAGATGCCGGGGATACCCCGCGACCCGGACTCGTTGAGGCTGTTCCTTGACGCGGGCTTCGCCGACGATCCGGTCTTCGGCTTCCTCGATGTGGTCGAGTCGCCGGTGATCACGTCGGGGCTTCTGGCGATGCACGAGGAACTCGACCGGAAGCGGGCTGCTTGCGTGCAGTTTGACATCGCCATCGACGCCTTCACCGAACTGGACGCGCACGCCCTGGCCGGGCCCCTCGCCGTGATGACCACGGTCTTCACCCTGACGCCTCCTGCTGGTAAGGTGTGGATCTTCGTGGAAACTGTCATCGGCCATACGCCTCCCGTGGTGGGGATTGCCCACCAGATCCGGGTGACCTACTCGGACGCGACTGTCGTGAGCACGCCCCCCTACGGGGGGTTCGACTCCCAGCGGATCACGCCGGCTGACCTCGGCGCGTTCGGGCCGGTGAAGACAGTTACCCAGATCGAGGGTAGGCTCCTCACACCTGCGGCACCCGCTACCCTCAACGCCCACGTCCGCCTCATCGAGATGGCGGCGTAAAGGAGCCCGATGTCGTCCCAGCTTTCGTCAGTCCTGGAAAACGCTTTCGAACAGATCCTCTCGTCCGATCTGAATCGGATTCAGCGGATCTCGTCGAGGGAACTCCAGAACATCCTTCAGCAACTCTCGCTCGATTCGGCGGGGATTCCCATCAGCGGTCTTCTGACGGCGCTCCCGGTGTTCACCGGCGTCCCCGCGACGTTCACCGGCACGGTGAGCCCGGCAGCGGGCTTCTTCCAGTCCGCCGTTGGGGTGACCTCGACGGATGACTCGCTGTACCAGGCGCTCCGCTGGCATGGTCCTCTTGGGCCGACTGACCCGATAACGGCGGCGTTCGCGGCGCCCGACCCGGGCAACCCGCGCATCGATCTCGTGACCGCGACTCCCGCGCAGGAGACGGTCGACGCTGCGGTGCGAAACATCCTCACTGACCCCGCGCTGCGTACCGTGGTTCCCACGGCGGTCTTCAAGACCACCAACCCGCGCACGACGCTGGCGGTGGTCACCGGAACTCCGGCGGCGTCCCCGGTGCCCCCTGCGGTGCCTGTGGGGGCGGTCGCCGTGATGGAAGTTTTCGTGCCCGCGGCGGCACCGGATGCCACGACATTCCGGCCAACCCCTCGGCTCTGGCGCATGGTGGCGAACCCCTCCACCAAATTGAACGCGGTCGTCGAGGGGTGCAGCCTCCTTTGGGACACCACGGCTGATCCGAGTGCCGCGGGGTGTTCGATCTCTCTCGGTCAGGGCGAGAAGTCCGCCATCCTGATCGACGGTGAACTGATCGAGTTCGTGTCCAACCAGGACGTCGTGTTCTTCACCGATACGTCCGCCAACCCGTACACCGGGGCGGCACCGGCAACGCAGAACCGGACCTACTTCCTGTATGCCTGTGGCGGACGCCACCTACCGCAAGCTGCGGGAAGCCCGCTTCGGATGCCTATCGTTGTGGTCGAATCCCTGACGCCCCCCAACCTCGGGTCGGGACAGCCGAGCGCAGCGATCACGACTCCTCGCGGGGTCACGATCACGGGAGCCTGCTACATCGGCATGGGCTTTGTTTACAAGGGGACGACCAACCGCGCTCCAGCCATCATGTCAGGTGACCGCGTTCACGCGGCCAACGACGTGATCGGAGAGATCGGCAAAGACCCCACGGCGTCGCCCGACTACGCCTTTTCGTGCATCCCGGCGTTCTGCCTGGAGGCGGACATCTGGGTGCGAGGGATCTCCGTCGCTGGGAACCACGTTGCGGACGTGCGTCCTGGCGCCGTCGGGGACGTGCCGGCGCTCGGGCTGCCGATGATGATCATCTTTCTGCACAACCCGGTGGAAGTCAACCAGAGCGCGCGGAGTTACTTCCCGTCGGGGCGTCTCGCCAACTTCAACGTGATCGGGACGGTGGTCGGCGATTCCGTCAGGATCGGGATCACGGGCTTGCCCCACTACGCGCCCCGACTCGACAGCAATTCGGGATTGCGCGGGGTCTAAAGTCATGGCTTTCGAGTCCGTCGTCGTCCGCACGCTGAAGAACGGGGTCACCCCGGTCGACGGCGTGTACCGGCAGGACTTCGTGATCGCCGATGTCATCCTGGCCTCGTTGCGGGACACGAACACCGGCGCACCAGCGGTCGTCAGCACATACCACTGGCAACTGATCGGACGGCCCGAGGGGTCTGTCGCAGGAGGCGCGGGGCCCGAGCCCATCGAACTCGGGAACACCTCGACGGCGACCTTCACCGTCGATAACGACGCGGGCTACCCGCACGACGGGGCCTACGTCCTCCAATGCACGATCAACGAGGGCAGCACGACGGAGCGGAAGGTGCAGCAGATGGGCGTCCGCCTGTCGGGGCTGACCACCGCCGACGGGCGCACGCTCCGCATGATCGGCGGCTTCGAAGACGAGTTCAAGGACACCTCCGAGGCGAACGTGCGGCAGGGCTGGGCGATGATGCTCAATCGTTGGCTGCGCTTCCTCACGGCAGCCGGGGGTGGCGGCGGTCCAGCGACGGTCGTGACCGGGACGTTCACCAACGCCGAGGCGGTCCCCATCACGCGGGGACAGATCGTCCGCGTCTTCGGCGACGGCTCGGTCAAGCTGGCCGACGCCCTCGTGGCGCTCATCCCCGAGAAGGCCCTCGTGGGAGTGGTGGCAGACGTGTCCATCGCCGCCGCAGCCTCCGGCAACATCGCGCTACTGGGACTCGCCCAGGTGGCGTTCGACGCCGGGCTGACTCTGGGACGCGACCCGGTGTACCTGTCGTCGGCGTTCGCACCCATCGGCCGGGCCACCAACGTCCCGCCCGACGGCGACACCATCGTCCCTCTGGGTGTCGTGGTGAACGCTTCGACCTACGCGGGAGTGGCCGGGGACAAGGCGACGGTACTGCTCAACCCGCCGCCGCCGCCCTACATCTCGCGGCGTTCGGTGCAGTCGTCGGTCCTCAACCTCGGGCCGGGGCTCGCGACGCTGCTGTCCATCCCGCTGCGCATCGGGTACGTCTACCATCTCGACGCGACGGTGATCGAAGGAGGCACGGGGGCAGGTGCGGCCAGCGGCGGCTCGTTCCGCATTCAAGCGACCTGTTCCTCGGCGGGGCTGCTCGGGGCGCCGTCGACCCAGCATTTAATATCCAGCGGAGGCTACTTAGCAGACATCGACGTGTTGGCCGGGTCGGCGCGCATTCGCACTTCGGGCGGATCGCTCTGGGTAGCGACGGTGGACGTGTCAGCCGTGCTAGTCGCCCCACCCGCGTAGGGAGAACTCATGGCAACCGTCGTTTTCGTAACCGACATTCTCCTCCCGGTGGACCCGATAGT